CAATGGATCCGTCATAAGCCCTCCTTTTCAACGGCTTTTCAATGGAAACCTTTCAATTTCAATGGATTGAATTTCAGTAAGCTGGCAACCCTGCCGCTAACGCTTTCCCGCGGGTTTCCTGCCCCGTACCCCTCGAATGCCGCCAGGGTCCCCGGCAACTTTCGGCGCACCATTTTGACGCAGGGCCGAGGGGGGGGCTGATTGAATGGCGCCACCCTGGCCCGGCATCAACCCACCCTCCAGACCCGGGATAGATTGCCCGAACTCTGGCAAACCGACCCGACGAACACCGCCAACAACACCACCAGTGGCCACGAATTCCGAGGCATGACCAACTGTCCTTTGCCGATGTAAACGACTACCGCGCCGGACGCCACCATCACCAACCAAGCAAGACAACTCATGTCACGCCGGAAGCGAGCGCCATGGCGCCGGAAGGTAAACAGACGAACGAAGAGCGCCACGCACAACCAGAATGTGGCTTGGGTTAGCACTTCCTGCATTAGGTGATTATCCATCCTGCCTCCCCTGCTGTTCAGCATCGAGACCACGCCGTTTGATAATGGCGAGCGCAACCGTCACAACCAGCACCGAGGCGCCAAATGCGGCTGGCCCGGAGTACTTGAACGGGCGAGTGCCCCACAATTCCAACTCAGCCATACCTGGGGCAAACAGATAGCCCATCACGAACGAGACCAGCAAGAAAACGACGCGCTTCCATACTGGTAGCTCCTCGGTGGTAGTAAAAAAAACCAGCGCACCGGCAAGGGCCCCAATCACTGCAAGTCCGTCAATACCGGTGAGCAGCCCCGTTACAGCAGCACCGGCACCGCCGGCTACGACAACAGTTGCAGCCGTGCTTGCTGGCTCGCCCATGCTGATAACTCCATTGCAAACACCCATTGGGCAGAAAAAGAAAACCCCGCCGAAGCGGGGTGAAGTGACCGGTTTAGGGAAACCGGATAAAGCGTGCACAGCACGTGCGAGGTCAGCGCCAAGGCGCAAATTCCATATCGTGGGGGCTTTTTACCCTGCTCCGGAAAAACCGAAAAGGGGTGTTTTTCGGTTGATACACTCGACGCACCTTTGACGCACTTTGACGCAGCTTTGAGGTAATCCCTCCAGACGAACGGCGGTCAGCAAGATCTCGTGCGGGCCACCGTCGACGCTCGCGTCAGATCAGTTGCCGGGGATTTCACACGCATATTCCGTGTACGACCCGGCGCACTTCGCACGGTCAAGATTAGCTGCACCTGCTGGTGCAAAGCGTGGACCCAGTTCCTATACGTCCGATCCGCATCATCACCCAAGCCCAACAATGGCAGCTGAGAGCGTACCGACCACGCAGGGCGAGGCAGATAACGATTACGCGCCAGCTTCGCGAGCAGCGCCCCTTTCTCCGACTGCCGTTCAAGTTGCGCAAGTGCCGCAGCGACCTCCGATGCTGCGTGGTCCATCCCACCGCCTGTTGCCATCATCAAGTCGCGAGATCCCGGAGTGCCACGAGGGGCAGAGCCGCCCCACTCCATAATTGTCGCCATCGGACTACCAAGACCGCCGCCGTCACCAACCTGGTTGAACTGGTTACCCCAATGCTGCATGAGTTCTTCAATTTCTTCGATCATCACACCGCTCCCCCACCCAAAACGGAACCCAACACAAAAACCGCCATACCCAACACAAACCCAACACAACGAAAACCCTTTGAATTCAATAGCTTTAAATCAAATGTGTTTAGTGTGTTGGGTGTGTTGGGTTTAACGGTCCTCGCATAAGAAAAAAATATCTCTGCCAGGGATTCAAATAACTCCGCCCATGCGCGTGCGCGACGACAAACCCAACACACCCAACACAGGTGGCGCAAATGCGCGAAATAGAAGGCTCGAAATTGTGTGGGGTATCGAAAACCAACCCAACACGCACCCAACACACCCAACACACTTTTCGACGGACTCATGCCGCAGCCGCCTTGATGTGGTCCCAGTTGTCGACGTTCCAGCCCGACAGACGCGCCGCCGCACGCCACGCGACCACCGCCTTGCCCAGGTCGGCTGAACTGACTGATGGGGGCTGGGAAGCACCCTCACCCCGAGGGAAGAAGAACGCCCCGAACTTGCGGTTGCTGCCGTCGGTCCAGGGGATAGCCCGGGTCTTGTCCACCTCCGAGCTGATGAACAACGAAAACTTCGTCTGACTCATCACGTGTTCTTTGTTGCGGTGGCACCACTCCAGGAACATCGCGTAGAGGTCGGACGACAAACAAGCGCCCCACATATCGCGCCCAAGCTCGCCGTATTGCCAGAGGAACAGGAACGTCTGCCAGCTGGCCCGACTCAGCGCGACCAACCGCTCACGCGCATCCGTGCTCGGTGGTCGGGTGCGCTGGTCGAAGTCGCCCAGATCGATGGACAATAACCATGCGTACAGTGCCGCGACACCACCATTCTCCAGCTCTCGACCCACCGCCTTCTGGCGCTCCACCGGCAGTGTTTCCATTGGCCACAACACCAGCATGCGCCGATCACTGGGCGAGATCGGCCACGGCATAATCTCGTTGCTGAGGAACGCAGCGTTCATGTGGTTGGCCTCCTCCCAACCGTTGATGAACTTCGATTCCATGCGCACCGTCTTGCCAGTCACCAGGTGCTTGATCTTACCCACCTGGTTGTAACGCTGGTCACGGCTCACAACCTCTTCAAACACTGCCCACAACTTACGGCTTTGCCAGGCGTTGAAGTTGCTTTCGAGCTGAGTTTGCCCGACCGTAGCCGCGTACTGGCCATAGAGCAAACCGAAGGCATCGGCGAACAGCAGGCTTTTACCCGAGCCCTCCATGGTTGAGTGAGCCAGCACCGCCGTGTCCATCTTCGCGCCCAGGTGCTGCAACGGGTAGGCCAACCACTTCACCAGCCAATCGCATGACGACTGGTCGTGGTTGCACAGGAATGAGATCAACCACCGCAGGTTCTCGCACGCCGCGTCATCGCGGTTCGGTTCCATGGGCAATCCGTCGAAGGTGTTGATATAGACGTTCGGGTCTTTGGTCATCGTCGGGTCGAATACGATGTTCTCTACGTCAACCACCCGGCGATCCGGGCTGTTCAACCACATGCCGTACATATCCCCGAGGGCCATCTTGACCGCGCCCTCTGGAACACGGCGCTTCTTCTCTCTATCCCAAACGTCCTTGGTGCCGTCGATATAGACATAGCGCTCAATCGGCTCAAGGTTCAGCGCCCCACCCTTCTTGCCCGCCATCTTGCGAGCCTGCTCGATCTCTTTGACCTTATCGTCCGAGATCAGCTTTTTCTGGGTGTCATCCATCCACTGTTTCGCCAGGGGCTTACCGACACGGGCCTCGAACGCGGTTTTCTTCATCGCCCGCGCCTTATCGAGATCCCACACCTGCGTGGTGCCTTCGACCAATACGTACCGGCGGAGCACTTGCTCATAAGTCAGCGCGTCCCCCGCGCCCCCGTCAGCAGCTGGAGCGGCCTCACTTGGCGCTGCGCTGGAGTCCTGCTCGCCGGCATCCGCCGATGGGGCTGGGGGAAGATCTTGTGGGACGGGCCGCGACGAATGCTGCATGCCCAACATCCGGGCCGCATCCTTTACCGCCTTCGACTGATCACCATCGTGGTCCAGCAGGCAAAACACCTCAAAGGCATCATTCTGGTGACCGTTGGCCAGCGGATCCGCGCCGTGGTGCGAATAGACCTTCCCGTCGGTCACCGTTACACCCGGCAGCCCAGTGCTGCTGTGGGGATACAGCCATTTGTTACCGCGCTTGATGTAATCGTGGGCACGCAACAACTCTTCCACATCGTGGCAGCGGTTGAACTCATCGATCACCGAGGGTTTGCCGTCACCCGGTGGAGCGCGCTTGATTGGTTTCGCCGCGGGCTTCTTCGGTTTCGGCTCCCAAGGGCACGCGGCCTCGGCGTTGCGCTTGAAGACATCCCAATTCTGCCAGATGTTCAGCAGCTCATTGGTAAGCACCGGTAGGCCATCAGATGCATTCGGCGGTGTGCGCCAAGTGTACGGTTTGCCAGTGCCTGGGTGAATTGATGGCGGGAACACGTCCTGCACTAGGCCCGCACGCAGTTCAAACACCGTGAAACGCTTGTATTCCTCCGCCCCGGCTTTCGCTGCCGCCTCACCAGCAGCATCGCCCTGCTCTTTTGCCGCCTTGGCCTGAACCATCAATGCCTTGTGAATCGACCCATCGGGGTCTTTTTCATTGGGCCAGGAAAGCGAGTGCCGCGTCAGCTCAATGTCATCCGGCATTTTGAACAGCACACGAAACCGCAAAGGATTGCCCACGATGGTCGGATAGACCACCGCCATGGCATCCAGATCGAGGCCCATCTGGTCGAACAACACAAACCGCGTCCACTGCACATCGTCCACGTCCAACGAGCAAACGCGACTTGGCCCGAGCACAACGCCCAGATTGTGGTTTGGGTTGCGTTGCCAAAATGCTTCGGCGGCAGCCGGGTCGATGATGTAACCACCTGGCTTGTTCCAGCCCATGCCCTTCGGCGCCTTTTCGCCCGGGTCAATCGGGACCAAAGCAAGGTTAAAGGTTTCGATGTAGCGGCGAGCCCAGGACGATATCGCTGTGCTGGTGGATTGCTCACTCATCGCCGCCGCTCCCGCAACCCCTGACAACTGACGCAGGTAGCACAACCCTGGATCGTCTGCTGACGAAGTAACGGGATAGGTTCGTCGCAATCCTCACAGAATTGCGCGCTGACGGCGCACGTTGGGCGCTGACGACGATCAAGCGCCACTTGCAGGAAGTAGTCGACCTGATCATTTGCGGTATCTACGATATCAACCATTCTGGCGGGCCTCCATTGCTTCCCTGGCCCCAGCCATAATGCCAAGCACCGCCCGGATTACGTCGGCACCGTGCTTCTCAAGGCATTCAACTTCGTGCGGCTCCCAAATGTTGTCGGCAGCACCTTCATGCATGCTGGAAACAAACAGACCTGTTTGGTGCAACACTTTGCTGACAGCCAGCAAGGCTTCCTTGGTCGGCGCCGCCGCTTCCGGCTTGTACCAAACCATCCCTGCAGGACGCATCAAGGCATCCAGCAACAAGGGGTTGGCCGTCAGGCGTATCACCTCTTCCAACTCATCCGGATCAAGCCAGCGCTGTTCGAAGTCGTGCTTGACCTTCTTTTGCAGACTGTCGTAGTCCATCACCATATCGAGCGCCAGTGCGGTGACACCGCCATGGAAGTCATGCGCTGCGCGATAGATTGCCTTGCGAAGTGAAAGAACCGGCGCGATGGCCGGTGACTGTTCTGTTCGACTCATAACCGTAAATTCCCCGTTTACGGTCTAGTCATAGAAACGGGCACGCCCTATCCTACGACCACGACCGATGTGCATGTGCTGTATGTCGTCGTAGCCGGACTGGGGAAATCTTGTGGTGAGAGGCCCCAGTTCCGGCACCTGTTTAAGCCGCTTCAGAACCGCGTAGGTACGCCCAATCGATATCGGGGCGCATCACTTCGCAGACCACAGCCCCTTTGGACTCACGCTCAATGTTGACTGCGAGAGCCGCACTTGCTCGGCGATTGCAATATGCGACCTGCCGAAGCTGTCCTGCCGAGGTGTCGCATTTACTCGCGAACGCCTCTAGATCCGTCTTGTTAAGACCTTTCAAAAATTCGTGCAGAGTCATGTGCACCTCCGTTCTGGATACGCAGATTAGCAATTGCTAATCGGCACAGCAATAGCAAAACGTAATTTACTGTTTGCTAACGTCAAGCGATCATGAGAAATGGATATCTACGAACAGCGCATTAAGGCTCTACGCCACGCAATGGCAGGGCTTACACAGAAGGACTTCGCCAATCAGCACGGGTTGGACGCGTCCTATTTGTCGCAGCTATTAACAGGCCACAGGAAGCTCGGCGAGAAAGCCGCGTCCTCGCTTGAAGCAAAGATTCAGCTCGCGCCTGGAACGCTTGTAGCGCCTACTCAGCCGGTTGGTGATGAGACCGATGCCAATGCGGTCCACCCTGTACCGCCTGGCAAAAAGAAGGTTATGGAGTCTCTTGGGTTTGTCACCATCCCGCACCTCAATGTCGCCGCGTCAATGGGTTCAGGCAATGTACCGCCCGATCATCAGATTGAGGTCATACGCGAAATTACGGTCCACCTAGACTGGATTAAAACCCAAGGCCTCGCGTTTTCCGGGATTGAAAACCTGGCCATCATTACCGGCGACGGCGACAGCATGAATGGTACGTTTCGAGACGGCGATTCCCTGCTTGTAGATCGCGGTATCACGGACATAAGAACTGACGCGGTGTACGTGTTCACACTGGACGGAGACCTTTTCATAAAGCGTTTGCAGCGCCTAACTGGCGGCTCCTTACGCATGATTTCTGATAATCCGGTTTATCCAGCGATCATGATAGAGGGCGCTGACCTTGAAAAGGTCCATATCCAAGCCAGAGTTTTGCTGGTTTGGAATGCTAAAAAACTGTGACTGACCGCCCAGTGATCGAAGCCCGCATAAGCGGGCTTTTCTTTGCACCCCCCCAGAAAGAGTACATCCGTACTCTTTTTTGTTGCCGTAGGATTCCTCTCGGCATACTGTATGAATATACAGAAACCAAGGAGGATCCAATGGCGAAGCCCAACCCTAAAACCCCTGCCCCAATCACATCCATCGAGCTCCTCGGCGCGCGGCTACAGAAAATAATAAATGCCCCCGCCGCCCAAAAGGCACACGCCGCGACCATCTCGAAAGCACCAGATGAGGCGCAGGAAGATTGGGATCAGATCATAGAAGCGATTACAGAGACCGATGGTGTCCACGTCACTTTTCAAGACGATGGCGCTATTCGTGTGTATTGGGATGTGCCTCAAACCGAGTAGCCCAGGTACCAAACAAAACTAATTTAGCATCTGCTATTGCATTATAATTTAGCTATTGCTAATTTTGGCTCGTACTCCTCTCACCACAGGTTACGAGCCATGCAAACAACACAGCAGAACAATCGCTGCCCGGTGTATCTCCATCCGGCAGCAGCCACCAGCCCCGCCGCCGTTGAGCGCATCCAGCGCAGCACCGGCCTGCTGGTCATCGTGAACCTCGGTCGCGTCACCATGTCCACCGCCCCCGCAGTCGTCAGCGCAGACGACCAAGGCCCATGGGGAGGCGATGCAGCATGAAGCCGATCCTTATTGGCCTCACCGGCCGCGCCCGCTCCGGCAAAACGACTGCCGCCGAACACTTGGTTGGCACTTACCTGCTGGAACACTACGCCTTCGCTGATCCACTTCGCGACGGCCTGATGGCGATCTTCAATCTCGACCCCAGCGACTTTGAAGGCGACCGCAAGGAACAGCCTCTGGCCTGGCTGGATAGCTCACCCCGTCAGTTGATGCAGTCGATGGGCACAGAGTGGGCACGCAACACAATTCACCCCGACGTTTGGGTGAAGCTCGCAGAGCAGAACCTCGACTACATGACCAAGGCGCTTGGGGCGGTACTCGGCTTCGTTGTAAGCGACGTGCGCTTTGAGAACGAAGCGGACCTCATCAGGCGCCGCGGCGGAACGATCGTTCACATTAGTCGGGCCGACGCCCAGGCCGTGAATCCCCACGTCAGCGAAGCCGGCGTCACGGGCAACAAGGATGACCTGTTGATGTTCAACAACGGCACTGTCGAGGAGTTCTTGCGTTCGCTTGATGAGGTATTCCTCATGATTCGCGAACGGCAGCAACAACCAAAACAGCTGTCCGCCTGAGGTCGCAGCCATGAACCGCACCCTGGATCAAACCGCCGCTTTGCTCGGGCTCAAGCCCCGCGCCTTCCGCACCAGGTTGCGGGAACTCGGCGTGCTGAATTCATCCGGCGACCTGGCCAGCGCGCACCGCGAGCGCGGCTACCTGTTCTCCGACCCGCGCAGCCGCTGGAATCCCACACTCCGCAACTACACCCACTATTCCGTGGTGATGGTCAAGGAAGCGGGTGTTGAGTGGATCGCCAAGAAGCTGGACATCACCATCACCAAGAAGGACGCCGCAGCATGAAAACGCCGAACGCCATCAACTCCGCTGTAGGCGCCCTGAAATTGGTGCCGATGTACCTCAACCATCCAACGGTGATCAGCCGCGCCACGCTAATTGGCGCCTCAGCCGAAGCTGTCGCGCTGCTGGAGTCATTGCCCTGCGTGTCGGTCGAGTTGGCCGAAGTATTCCGCTGCGTGGACGCAGTGACCTCCGAGGGGCAGATCGCTTACGTGACGCCGGTCAAGTGCCCGGAATACCCATACGGCGCCGTCGTCGCAGACGCCGAGGGCAACGTCCTGGCAGCGGCCAAGGGCAAGAGCAAAGAAGGTCTCGCCGAACTGATCCGCCTCAAGCTGGTGCCCCGAAAGGAGGGGCATGGGGAGGAATCTGCGTGACCACCACCCTGGAACAACTCCGGCGCCAGTTCGCCACGCCGTGCCCAACCTTGACCGCCGTGCGTGAACAGTACTTCACACACATCCGCACCGACCGTTACCTGCTGAGCGAAATCAAGGCCGGTCGGATCGCGTTGGTGGTCAAGCGGCTGCACTGTTCGGCCCGCGCCAAACCAGTCGTTTACCTGCACGACCTGGCCGACTACCTCGACGCCCAAGCGACGAGGCAAGCGGCCTGATTCAAACGGTAGCCCCTGCCGACCAGGGGCGACACAGCCAATGAGGCACAGCACATGAACCCGAAAGCACGTCCCTTTATGGACACCCTGCGCGACATCGAGGCCGGCGGCCTGATGGACGAACTCACCGAGGCCCAGCACAGCCTGATCGACGCCATCCGCATGACCGGCAAGGGCGGCGATCTGACCATCAAGCTCACCTACAAGCCTGACGGCGGCGGCCAGATGACCGTGAAGGCCGACGTTAAGACCAAAGAGCCTGTTCTGGCTCGCGGCACGTCCCTGTTCTTCCTTACGCCCGAGGGCAACATCACCCGCCGCGACCCACGCCAGCAGGAAATACCGCTGCGCAGTGTCGAGGACGAACCCGGGCCCGGAGCTTTGCGACAGGTCAGCCAGTAACACCCACACCACCAACCTCTCACCAAATCGTCAACCACTGGAGCACATCCAATGCAACAAGCCCTACAGCACCTGGTCACCCTGGCCCAATCACTCGGCAAGCCAATCGAAGTCCCAGGCATTCCTGCGCCACTGGCACTCGTACCGAACGGCGTCAGCATCGAAAGCCTGGAGCACCTGCTGCCCGCGCCTTCGCGCATCAAGCAGAAGCTCACGGTGCTCGACGCCGAGTCGTTCATCAGCTACGTGAATCGCTTTGCCACCCAGGCCACGGCAGTGTTTTGCAACGGCCCCGAAGGCCGGACTTTCACGGCAGTCATCGACTACCACGATCCGGCTACGCCCGCCTGGCGCGATCATGTCGCGACGTACCGCTGCCCGACCACCGTTGAATGGGGCAACTGGAAGGAAAAGGACCGCAAGCGCATGGACCAGGCCACCTTCGCCGAATTCATCGAAGACAACGTGAAGGACATCACCCACCACCCCGAGCACGAGAACACCCCAAGCGCTGCCGACATGCTCGAAATCAGCCGCACCCTGGAAGCCAAGAAGAACATCACGTTCCGCCAAGGCACTCGACTCGACAACGGCCAGGTGCAACTGACCTACAACGAAGAGATCGACGGGCGCGCTGGCGAAGCTGGCCAGTTGCGTATCCCCGAAGAGTTCTTCATTGCGCTCAAGCCGTTCCTCGGCGGCGATACCTTCTGCGTGCCCGCCCGCTTCCGCTACCGCATTCAGGAGGGTCGCTTGGTCATGTGGTACGAACTGGTGCGCGCCGACAAGGTGCTCGAAGAAGCCTACAACGCCGTGCGCGCCAAGATCGAAGGCGACATCACCAACGTGCCGCTCTATGAAGCCACGTTCTAACTAACTCCCTGCAACACCCCGTCGCCGTCCTCTCACCAAAACTGTCCGGCGGCGGGCTCTAACGAGGCATACAGCACATGCAAACCGAAACCACCATCATCGCCATTGGCTTGTTAATCGGCTGGATCGCAACTGCGTTCTACCTGATCAAGGCCACACAGAAAGCATACGCCCGCGGACTTTCAAAGGGTCTGAACGGCCTGAATGAACTGCATGCTCAGGAAGTTGAGGGCCTGAGACAGGACCTCCACCACCAGATCACGCTCCGCGAAACCGAGCGAAGCCGCCTTCAGCCCGCATGCACAGTTGAAGATCATGAGCTGCTGACCAACGTCGGCACGACGCTGCGTATCGCCTCAGAAACATGGCAAGCGTTCCCTGGCACCGAAGCCATGGTCACCAAAGCCCGCCAACAACAGAGAGCGCTCATCTCTTTCGCAGCAAAAATGTGGGTCTCTGCCTACCCAGCACAACCTGACGCGGAGGATGCAGCATGACTTGGATCCTCACCCAAAGCGGCCAGCAGTTCGACCTGCTGCGCCCGACCGCCGCCATGATCAAGCCGGTGGATATCGCCCACGCCCTGTCGCGCCTGTGCCGATTCAACGGGCACACCCGAGCGCACTACAGCGTCGCGCAGCACAGCCTGATCGTTGCAAGTCTGGTACCCGTCGAGCACCAGCTGGTGGCGCTGCTGCACGACGCGACCGAAGCCTACATCGGCGACATGACCCGCCCCCTCAAGGCTGTGATGCCTGAATACCAGTATGTCGAACATCAGATCTGGCTCGCAGTGTGCGAGCGGTTCGACATCCAGATCGACCTGCCAGGCTGCGTGAAACAGGCAGACATGGTCGCCCTGGCCACCGAGCGCCGCGACCTAATGCCAGAGCACCCAGGCGAGTGGGATTGCCTACGCGGAATAGAGCCAACGGCGGATGCCATCGTCCCAGTGCCAGCGGAATACGCCTCAGCGGCTTTCTTCTCGCGGCTGATGGACTTGATGCAGAGCAACCATCGCCGGAGGCACGCGGCATGACCTCCTTGAAAAAGCAGCCATTAGACTTCAAGACCCAATACGGTCTGGGCTTCAACGCCCAGGACGATGAAATCGTCGTGGACTTCTTCTGCGGTGGGGGCGGCGCCGGTACCGGTCTGGAGATGGGCTTGGGCCGCCCAGTCAACGTCGCGAAAAACCACAACCCGAACGCCATCAGCATGCACACCATCAACCACCCGGGTGCTGTGCACTATACGACCGATGTGTTTGAAGGTGACCCCGACACCGAGTGCGGCGGGAAAGCCGTTGGCTGGTTCCATATGTCGCCCGACTGCACGCACCACAGTCAGGCCGCTGGGGGGCAACCGCGTAAGCGCGAGATCCGCAACCTGTCGTGGATCGGGCTCAAGTGGGCTGGAATGAAGCGGCCTCGGGTGATCAGCCTGGAGAACGTAAAGCAGATCCTGCAATGGGGGCGACTGATTGCCAAGCGCGACAAGGCCACCGGTCGGGTAGTAACTCTGGACCAGGTTCCGCACCCAACCAAGAAGGGAAAGACGACCAACCGGGTGGCGGCGCCCGGCGAGCAAGTTCCGGTATCGAACCAGTTCCTTGTGCCTGACCCTAAGCAGCGCGGCCGTACCTGGCGCCGCTTTGTGGCACTGCTGGAAGGCATGGGATATGTCGTTGAGTGGAAGGTGATTAAGGCCTGCGACTTCGGCGCGCCAACCAGCCGGGAGCGCCTGTTCATGATCGCCCGGTGCGATGGCCAGCCAATCGTGTGGCCGGAGCCAACTCACGCCAAGAACCCCGCCAAGGGCCAGCAGAAGTGGAAAACCGCCGCTGACTGCATTGACTTTAGCGACCTGGGCAAAAGCATTTTCGGTCGCAAGAAGGATCTGGCCCCGGCCACCCTGCGCCGCGTTGCGAAGGGCATGAAGAAATTCGTCATCGATAGCGCGGCGCCGTTCATTGTGCCGATTGCCAACTGGTCAGGGGAGACGGTGCAGTCGGCCGACGAGCCGCTGCGCACCATCACCTCCTACCCGAAAGGCGGCGCGTTCTCGGTGGTCAGCCCGGTGATAGCACCGGCAACGCACCAGGGTAGCGACCGAATCAATGACCCACTCGACCCGCTGCCGACTGTGACCTGCGCGAATCGAGGCGAGCTGACGCTGATCAGCCCCACGCTAATTCAGTCGGGGTACGGCGAGCGGCCGGGCCAGGAGCCGCGAGTGCCAGGTCTGGATCAACCACTGGGCACCGTGGTCGCCGGCGGCGTGAAGCACGCTCTGACCAGCTCAATCCTGGTGGGGGCTGGTGGACCGACGTATGCCGGCCACCCAGTTACTGTAGATCAGCCAGTCGGCACGCTCATGACTCGCAGTCACCGTGCGGTTGCATCGGCCTGCATCGTTCAGGCCGGTCATGGCGAGGGTTCCGGCGCGAACAAGCGCCGCTCCCACGGGATAAACGACATCTGCGGCCCGATCGGCACCGTCACTGCAAGCGGCGGCGGACAGTCCGTCAGCACCGCGGTGATGATCCAGGCAAACGGTGGATTCAACACGACCCACGCCAAGGACATCCGCGACCCTATGACGACGGTGACCAATACCGGAAGCCAGCAACAGCTGGTGACCGCCACCCTGGTGACGAACACCACCGGACACGCACCAACTGACCTTGACTGTCCCGTGCCCACCGTTACAACAGGTCAACACCATGCACTGACTACCGCTCACCTGGTGCACCTGCGCGGCAACTGCGATGCACGGGACGTTAACGATCCACTGCACACCGTCAGCGCCGGCGGCCAACACCACGGGTTGGTCAGCGCATTCATAGAGCGGGCATTCGGCGGAAGTGTCGGCCAGGGCCTGGATGATCCAGCGCCCACCATCACAGCCGGCGGCGGTGGAAAAAGTTCGCAGGTGTCGCTCACCCTGTCGCCAGAGCACGAAGCCGGAGCCCTGCGCGTTGCAGCCTTCCTGATCAGCTACTACGGCACCGAGAACGTCAGCGCTTGCGATGCACCGGCTCCCACCATCACCACCAAGGATCGCCTGGCACTCGTCACCGTGATGGTGCAGGGCACGCCCTACGTGATCGTTGACATCTGCCTGCGGATGCTCAAGCCATCTGAGCTGTACAAGGCCCAAGGATTCCCGGCCGACTACATCATCACCCACGGCGCCGACGGCAAGCCTTTCAACATTACCCAACAGGTGCACATGTGCGGCAACAGCGTCAGCCCGCCGCCAATGGCAGCGCTGGCACGTGCGAACGATCCATGGCGCGAAGCGCTCGCGCTGAAGGAGGCCGCATGACACTTCTTCGCCGAACAGTCCGAATCCGCCAAGGACAAATGGCCCCACTCGACCTGAGCACCATATGTGACAAGTGCAACAAATCACGAGCACATGGCAACCACCAACAATGCAGCAAGCAGCGCCAGGCCGAAAGCATCGCCCGGCGCGCCGGGGAGATTGCACAATGAGCGCAGCAGAGAAACTCGACTTCCACATCACACCAGGTGCCTGGTTTCGCCAGGATCTGCTGTACCCAGTCTTCGGCTTAAGTACAGAAGCGGTTCGCAAATACCGCACCCGAGGTCTGTGGCTCGAAGGCAAGCACTGGCGTTATGACCCAGCCAACGTGATCGTCTACAACCGCGCGGCCATTGAGCGCTGGATGGAAGGCAAGCCATGATCGATAAGATGCCAACAGGCGTTGAGATGAACGGCAAGCAACTACGCATCTGGTTCATCTTCAACGGCCAGCGGTGCAGGGAACCCCTGGCAGGGATCTCGAAAGTAAACAAGGCAGCGATCACCTATGCCGACAATAAGCGGCGCACCATTCTCGCGGAAATCAAGGAGGGCCGCTTTGACTATGCGGCCCACTTTCCGAACTCGCCCAGAGCTGCCATGTTCACTGGAACCGGCGGCCCTTCGCTCAAGCGAACCGTAAAGGAAGGCATTGAGCGCTGGCTGGAGGTTCAGCGCGCTCTAAAAGCGTCGAGCACCGTCATCAACTATGTGAGCAAGGCTGTGCACGTAGAAAAGAAGTTCGGCAAGCGCAGGATCGTCGACATCAGCAAGAGCGACATTGAGTTGTTTCAAGCACAACTGCTTAAGCAAGGCTTGGCCCCGAAGACAGTGAACGACATTTTCACCATCGTTCGTGGGGTGTGGGCGGATGCCTTCGGCGACGGCATCCTGAAGGCCAACCCGCTCGATAGGATCAGTAACGTCGGATCGGATGTGGACCTAGAGCATGCCGACCCCTTCAGTCGCACCGAGATCGAATTGATCGGCAAAACGGACCCCGACCGCCGGCGAGACACCCGGATGATTGAGTTCAATTGCTGGGCCGGGATGTCCCTTTCCGAACTCATCGGGCTTGCCGTTGAAGACGTAGACCTTGATGCCGGCCTGGTGCACGTTCGCCGGGCATTGGTCGTCGGAGAGTTCAAAGTCCCCAAAGAACGCTCCAGGGTCCGAGTCATCGAGCTTATAGACCCAGCCCTCGCACTGATGCGAGAGATAGTTGCCGACGCCAAAGACGCGCTAGTCGAAGAGATCACCGTTATCCAGCGCGACAACATCACGTCCAAGAAGATGAAGGTCAGGTTCCTTTTCCGCAGTTCGACCAGCGGTCTACTTTGGAACGGCAAGACGTTGAGCAACTGGTTCACTGCCCATCTGAAAAAGGCAGAGGTTCGGCACCGAGGGGCTAACCAATGTCGCCACACGTTTGCCAGCCAGATGCTGTCGAGTTATGTCCCGGTCGAATGGGTAGCCCGTCAACTCGGGCACGCAGATACAATGATGGTGAGAAAGCACTACGGGAGATGGATACCTAAGGACACCAAGAGTATGGCGGGCATGGTATCCAAGATGCTGGGGTTCCGTGAAAACATAGAACTTGAGACTTAATCTACATGATGCGGCCGTGGCCGCATCTAAAAATACCGCAACAGCCCTTAAACAACGATTTTATCGGCGACTTCGTAGCCTTTCGCGGTGATTTCAAAAAGCTCGCCTTTATGCCCTCGTTCGACAATCAACTCTTCTTCTTGGAGCTGCTGCAACGCCCCCTCCCACTTCGCCACTTCTCTTCGCTCCTTACTCTCTAAGAAGCTCTTGGAGTTCGACTGCATCGCAGAACCGCCTATATAGCGGACGTACGTAATCCGCCCATGTGGATCCTGACTAACTTCTTTAAGCAAGACCTTAGCCTGATCTGTTAGCGAAGAAGTAGTTGGGGGTAAGTAATCTGCCGCTGGTTGGCCGCCTGAAGCGTCTGTCTGCGCAAGCTTAAACATTTCATGAGCGTTCAGTTTCTGCTGTAATTGTCTTGAAAATTTGTTTCGAAACTCAGCGAGACTGTCGAACGACTCAAATAAACCTCGGCTTCTGCAGCTGGCCTTAAATTGTTTCAGGGTTTGATACTGTTCATCATCAACATCATCAAGTACGGCAGGTGTGCTAGAGAAGTACAGCATCGCTAGTCGACCAGCTGCGATATGCTTTTCAATTTCCTCAATGGTGCCGCTGGCAAACTCCGTTGTAGGCGTTCCCGCCCTGGTCCAGAAAATCCCAACCAAAAGATCGCAGCTATGAAGTACCTGCTGATTGATAATCTCTTGAGGCTCAGCTCCCATCTCAGGTGAAGAGTGAGTTTCCCACCCGACTGGCAGGAGGACAACCTTTCTCGCCTCGGAGTTAACCGCATTCCACTCGTGGATGACTTCTCGAAAAAGCGCTCGCTCAGCGAGCACATCCCCGGGCGATGCAACCATTACGTTGAAGACCTTAGCATCGTAGCTCATTCGTACTATCTCCCTGATGTCGTCCTTCGAATGATCGAGAGTAGCAGATCGACTCCACGCGTAGGCTCACAGCGGTATAGAACGGCTTAGAAGCTACAGTTTCTGCCCTAAATATGCCCTAAATGAAACGACAAAACGAAAAAAGCCCCTGTAATCTCTAACGATTACAGGGGCTTAGTCTTATTCAATAATGGCGGAGAGATAGGGATTCGAACCCTAGGTACCGGTGAAGGTACAACGGATTTCGAATCCGTCCCATTCGGCCACTCTGGCATCTCTCCAACGGCGCGCATCATAACAGCCTGTT